ATTTTGAAACAATCAAGGTGGATTCCTTGGTTCCTTGAAGGGGACAAGAAAAAACCTGCTGTTGAATGGAGTGATTACAACAACCGTAAGCCCTATTCGGCAATTGAAGGCAACGTAGGCATTGTTTTTGATAAGCAGGTAGATCTATTAGTCGGCTTAGACCTTGATGATTGCATAGATGATCAAGGAAAGTATAACGACCAAGCTGCCAGAGCTATGGAACTGTTCCAAGGCAAAGCATACATCGAACGAAGTGTAAGGGGGCATGGCTTACACTTCATTTTTTATGCAGACTTAGGGATTAGCTTCAATGCCAAACCCATTGAATACTACGAACAAGGCAGGTATTTCACCGTAAGTGGCGATGTGGTTCCCGGATCCGTGTCAACGCCCCAATACTGCCAAAAAGAGATTAAGCAATTCCTTCAGGAATATGCCCCTCATAAACTGAACCCAAAGATTAAAGAAGCAGCTTCAGATATTGGATTGGTTTCTTCAGCTAAGGTCAGGGAAGCTTTGGCTAAAATTAGCCCAGACTGCAACCGGGGGGATTGGTTTACAGCAGCTTGCGCCTTACACTATGAATTTGAAGGCGATGAAAAAGGGTTCGAACTTTTCCATGAATGGTCCTCCAAAGCTGATAACAAATACAAGGGAGAAGAAGATTGCAGGAAAGTCTGGGAAAGCTTAGGCGGCTATAGCGGTTCACCCATTACTATAGGTAGTTTATTTGAGTTAGCCAAAGGTACTGAGTTTAGCCCAGTTTATGAGGATTCTATAAAGTCTTCAGACAACGGTGTTGAAATTCATGCTAAAGACGAAGAAAAGAAACGCTGGCTAACCACCCGAGACTTAGATAGCAAGCTTGGCCCGATCGAATGGCTTATAGATAACTACTTCGAAGCTAATACCATTTCTATCATTTGGGGTGACACGATGGCTTTTAAGTCATTCTTAGCCTTGGAAGTGTGCTTTTGCGTTGCTGCAGGATTAGATTGGCATGGTCAAGAGGTTAAACAAGGATCAGTGCTATATGTCTGCGGCGAAGGCGCTAATGGTATTGCTAGGCGTATTACGGGTCTTAGACAGAAGTACAACGTATGGAATGAAATACCGCTTTATGTTTCCTCAGGTAGTAGGGACATGATGGAGCGGGATGCAATGAAAGAAGTAATAAGCTTCGGTAAAAGCTTAGGCACCCAAATCAACTTAGTGATGGTGGATACGGTAAACAGGAACTTCAGTGGGGAGGAGAACTCATCCAAGGACGTGGCTAAAGCTTATAAGCACTTGGACATGATCAAAGAAGCTTTCGATTGTTCTTTAGCTATGGTGCATCATACAGGAAAGTCCGGAACGATCATACGTGGTTCAGCAGCCTGGGTTCAGAACGTCGATGCATCTTACGAAATGAAAAGATCAGCAAAGACCTTTTACACTACCCTCATACCGCATAAGATGAAAGATGCTGCTTTAGGCGAAGAAATGAACTTCGAAATGAAAGAGGTTATTCTGAAGCGGAAAGGACACGAAAAGGACACGTTGTTGACCACGTTAATCAGTGAAAAGATTGAAGAAATTCCAGTGGAAAGGACACGTAGAAAAGAAGGGGGAATAACAGTGACTATCCTCAAATGCTTAGAGGAAAAAGGCGTAGCCACTAAGCTAAAAGATATTGAAGATTATGCGTTTGAAAACGGCCAAGCCATTGATTCTATTAAGACTTCTCTTTTACGGATGGTGAAATCAGGTGAAGTGGTTAGAGTGAAACCAGGTGTTTATGAACTGCCACCACTTACAAAATAATGGAAAAGAACACGAAAAAGGACACGGTCGATTTACGTGTCCTTTTACCGTGTCCTCCCTATACAAAACACGTGAGGACACGCTGCTGTGTATATCTTATATACACAGCGTGTCTCTCTACGTGTCTAGGGCTTAATGGATGTTGAATTTTTTAAAAGGAATAAAAATGAGCAGATGTGGTAATATCTAGCCAATCGGTCTTGGTTATCCTTTATCCAAGACGCTGGATAAACGTAACCAGCACTAAAAAGGAGAATGGATGAGTAAGAGATTTACTGATCCTGTTTTTGAGGACATTTGTGTGAACTTCTGGCGCTACGTGAAAGCGCACAGGTTTCTTAGTCCCCGTATGCCTTCTGCATTTTCTTTTGTCCTTGAAGCTGGTTCAGGAAATGGGGATGTGGACTATCCACTTAGTCCTTACTTTCCTGCCTTAATGATAGCAATAGAAAGCTTAGCCGAAGATGAACAAATAGCCTTTTATGCTGTATATATTTGTTCAGCTTATAGAAAAGGCAAAAAAGTTCCTGTAAAAACTATAGCTAATGAAATGGGAATCAACAAAGCTAATTTTTACAAAAAAGCTAATAACTCTGCTAAAAAGGTTTGGATTCGAGCTTTGAATTTAGCAGAACTTCATCGTAAACTTAATAAGGCAAAAGATGATGTTATCGTCGATTAAAAAGTATCCTATAATGGGATACAATTTAGAAGGATACTTTTTTAATGAAAAGATGTACATTTCTGATAACGTGGGACTTACCCTGAACAGCTATGGGTCGTAAATCTCCTTTAACCGAACACCAATGGGCGGAAATCGAAGAACGATTGCTTGCAGGTGAGTCCCAAAATCAAATTTCTAAAGATTACAACGTTTCCCAACGTGCTATTTCTAAGAAATTAAGTTCTAAGGTGAAAATCGTAGAACAAGTGGCTATGCAAATGGTAGAAGCTAAAAAAGCTTTCGATGTTTTACCGGTAAGTTCTAGAGTGAATGCTCAGACATTGATTGACCGGTTATTAAACATTTCGGACCATATTGCAAGTGCTGCAGAGTATTCTGCACGAAATGCCCACAAGCTTTCCCGACTTGCAACGGACCATTTAGAATCCATTGACAGCGATTCCTTACTAAAGGATCCGAACACTTTGCGTGTGGTCACTGGGCTTACTAACATGGCGAACGAAGCTTCAAAAATCCCATTGGGGTTAATGAGCGCAAGTAAAGAACAAATGCAACGGATCAACGAACCCGAAGCAGAACAAATAAAGACGCTCGATGAGTTCTACGGCAATAGCCCAACTAGCTCCGACGCTTAATCCTGTTCTTAAGGATTTCTGGCTTACCCCTGCTCGTAACAGGGTTTTGCATGGTGGACGATCCAGCTCTAAATCTTGGGATGCTGCAGGGTTTGCAATCTTCCTTGCTAATTCATTAAAAATTAGGGTACTTTGTACGCGTCAATTCCAAAGCAAAATTGAGGAATCTGTATATACTTTGCTGAAAGTTCAGATAGCTCGCTTTGGCCTATCTCACAGGTTTAAAATCTTAGAAAATAAAATCATTAACCGTTATACAGGTAGTGAATTTATTTTCTACGGTTTATGGCGTTCCATAGATGAGATTAAATCTTTGGAAGGCGTGGATATACATTGGGCGGAAGAAGCTCATTTGCTTACGGAAGAACAATGGGAAATTTTGAACCCAACGATTCGTAAGCAAGGATCACAACATTGGATCATTTTTAATCCACGCTTAGCTACAGACTATGTTTACAAACGCTTCGTGACTAATCCGCCACCGAATACAATCATTCGGCAGATTAACTACATGGAGAATCCTTTTCTCAGTCAAACAATGCTTGACGAGATTGAGGCAGCTAAAGCAGAAGATTATGAAAACTACCTCCATGTTTATGAAGGAGTTCCTCGCAGTGATGACGAGGACTCTGTTATTAAACGCTCTCATGTCATGGCTGCTATTGATGGCCACAATGCTCTTGGTATCACTCCCACTGGCATACGACGCATTGGTTTCGACGTTGCTGACGCAGGTGAAGATTACTGTGCGATGGTGGAATCCTACGGTTCATTAAACCTTTGGGCTGATCAATGGAAAGCTAAAGATGATGAACTTCTTAAGTCTTGTACTAAAGTTTGGGCTAAAGCAAGAGAATCAGAAGCGCATATTATTTATGACGCTATCGGCGTAGGAGCTACTTCAGGGGCTAAGTTCAATGAGCTTAACTTTGAACATAAAATGTCTATACCCCATCAAAAATTCTTTGCTGGTGGATCTGTTACTAAGCCTGATTCTTCCTATCAGAAGTCGGGA